TATATTTACAATACATGGTCACAAGACAGGTTTGAAAAAAATTTATCATTGAAGCAATTAGAGCTTCAGCGAGAAATTGAAGAAACTGCTGCACAAGCGACATGCGCGTATTGTGGGGAGATTAATCTAATACCCATCACCCCCGGAGGGGACAATGATTTTGACTGTTTACATTGTGAAAAAACGAACGCAGTATATTTAAATATCACAGTAGCGCAGAAAACTAATCTCTCAGACCTACCACCATACGAAATATCAAATTTAGACCCCACACTTGAAGAAACAAAAAAACTTTTTAATACAAATGAAAACAGAACCAGCTAAAGAAGTTAAACCCAGTAAATATATGACCAAATATAAAGAGAATGACACTGTCCATTTAGAAGAAATTGTAGATATAAACAACAAATTCTGGCAGCAACAAAATGTACAGCTACACAAGTGCTTCAAAACCGGAAGAACATACGCGAACAATAGTGATAATAAAGATGCGGTCAATCTATTACAAGACTTATTGCATTTAGTTGAAACACACTTCAAACAAAATAGCGAATCCAGTGTACAACAATTACAATTGTCTCAGACATTCAAAGTATTACATGAAGGGTTGAAGCTATGTGATAGTGTTGCTAACTCCCCGGATAAAGATTGTTTTTTAGCAATATTACAAGGATATACATTGGGTTGTTTAAAAAATTATGAAGAATAAGTTCACAACAAAAAAAGGTGAAAATATTGAAATGTCCCAAGATGAAATAGCCCGGTGGTGCTGTTTAATTGAAGCAGTTCAAGTTATTGACCAAAAAGGAACTCAAATGAAAATGAACATGGACAAAACGCAATGGGTCAAACCAATAGCTATACAAAAATATATAGATGAGAGGTTTGACACCATGACTGAAGAGATAGAACGAGAGGAGTCTAACTACCCGGTATTTCGATGATATATATAACAGGCCATAAGTTTAACACCGCTGCGGTGAGTAAACCGCAACTAGCACTTGTCAGGAAAGCAAACTTACCGGAAAATGCAGAGCTTGAACTAGCGAGAGTCTATACAGACCCTGAATATCCGGGGAAAGTTTGCTATAAGTTTTTCACAAATGCTGGAAAGGATCATATAGTAGTGTTTCCAGACACTAAAACTGCTGATCAAACAATAGCCAAACTAAGCGGGCATACATATATAGAAGATGAGGATCGACGTCATACAGTTGATTATGATGAAAAAATGGAATTAACAAAGAAACCTAATTCAGCTCCCAAAAGACAGAGACCTATATTTTAATAATAATCTCCGTATACAGAGTCTCCACCACCATAATCTCCATAGTCAAAAATACCTTCAGATTGAATATCCAAGTATTCTTGTTCATTTTGTAGGTAGGGATCATATATACCATCTTCAGTTACCTGTTTATTACCACCTTCCGGGGTAATATTGTTTTCAAAACTAAAATCGTATCGTTTAGCTTTTAACAACCAAATATAATGTCCCATCAGAGGATTAATCTTCTCAATATCTTGATCAAGCCTTTCTGTAATCTCATATATATGACCAGAGCGTGGAGCGACCCGGTCATTTCCATATTCAGCCAAAGTGAATAGATCACCAGCTTTAGGCTCTTTTGTCCCATTTTTTGCATCTCCAGAACCCCCACATGCTTTGTAAAAATTTTTTATGTGAATATACGCGGAAACTTCATCATCACTCGATATTCCAAATTGAGTTAAGCTTAGAGCGTTTTCATTTAACTCAATATACATGACCATGTCTATAGGGTCTAAAAATGTTTGATCTGCATCTTCTCCATATACTGGATCGTATTTTGTAAGGTCATTTTCTGCAATATGGTAAGTAACTCTTGTACCAAAGTGCCTTATTTGCTCATCAAACCACCTACTATAATTTTCTTGCTCTTGTTTATTTTTATCTTTGTTGGAAAACCGCAAGCCGGTATTATGTCTAAATATATCACTCATTGTCTATCTTATTTATTAGATCAAAATATTGTTCGCACAATATATCGTCATGTAACGGAATTAATGTAAATAAAAGACTCTGAGTAATGACTTTTAACCATTCTGTATATTTTTTGCCATACTTTGCAGCGATAATGTCTAGTAATATTTTTTTTAATTGTTTATTACGCTCTACATACACAGTTTTATTTGATAATATTTCATCATAACCAATCAAAGACTGATATATCTTAGCATAATCATACATAACATCGCCATATATAGTAAACTTACCGTTTATTTCCCCCCGAGGATCTATAAGTTTTATATCTCCAGCTTCTGTCCTTAAAATATTAGTGAATACCGGATCTCCATGTATTATCCCTAGATTTCCTCTGTTTTCTTTAGTATATTGTAATAGTTTATCAGTTATTTTACTATAAACCTTATCTGAGTTAGAAAATCTTTTGTAATTATAATTATTGTACCGGTTTTTCATTTTATCTACATAATTACCATATATATCAATTGATTTATCATACACCGGTATTGGAGCGGTATGGAATTTTTTTATAATATCAATTAATTTATTGAAATCATTAACAGATAACATATTATCAACATACATTTCATGGAATGTTATACCAGAAATTTTTTCTAATGTATATGCGCCATAATCACCACTACAATTAATTAAAGCTGGTGTAAATTCCCGGAGGTTTCCTGTTATGTTGTTATACCATTCAATTTCTGCTCGTATTTTTTGTTTATTATTTGATGTTTTAACAATAGTATCTACGCTACCAACTTTAATCTTGTTAAACTCTCGAGAATTGACCGCATAATTATCAACCCCTAGTTCTTTTCTATAATCATGAAATACATTCACCGCTAAATCGTCTATATACGCATGAGCATGAGGCTTACCAAACACAATTTCATCATAAGGTATTTCGAAATCTTTCAACGTTTGTAAAGTAACTTCACCTACATCTTGTATTACCTTACCTACACTACCTGCATGTGTTTTCATTCTTCGGGCGGTGTGTATTATTACATAACAACCTAATTTTTTTATAAACTTTAAGAAACTTATATTTTCATAAATTGGCTCTACTGTTGTATAATCATCACACGTCTTAGGGTATGTTACTAGCGTATTATCTAAATCAAAACAAACTCTTATACCCTTAAAGTACGACAAATTGTCTCCGGATAGAAATTTTTGTTGAAATATTTTGTACTGTACCGGGGTACCTACCACATTGAAATCTCTTTCATCAAGAACTACTGCTTCAAACTCTAGCCCATCATTTATCATTTCAGATATTACACAGCTCATATAAAGCTCATTATTAGATTTCAACGAACCGTCAACAACTCTTTTACAATACTTCTTCAACAGCTCCATGGATGAGAAGGCATAAGCACCGGTGTTCGCGAAGCTTGATATTCTTTGTTTTTCAACGATTGTTTTTATTATATTTTTTTCGTTAAACTTAATGTATGAGTATATAGGATTTGTGTCAGTTTGCTCAAAACAAAACACTGCATTCTTCATGTAGTTGGTTCTGTATATTGATAATATATCAATAGTATAAAATGTGTCTCCATCTAAGAGTATACAAGGAGATTTGTTATCGATATCAGCTATTCCACGTAACACGCTTTCAGCAGCACCATTTGTGTTAGACTGAAGGTTGATAATTGTTACATTTGAATATTTTTTCCGCACCTCGTCTTCAAACCTATAGTCCTGTAACTCTGGATTACACAAAATATAAACATTATCACCTGTTTTGAAATTTAAATTATCTAGTAACCAAAATATTATAGGTTTAAAAAAAACTTTTATCAAAGGTTTAGGTACATTGAAACCTTGCTCTCTAAAACGATTGCCTAGACCACCCAACGGTATAATAATATTCATTTTTGTATAATATACTTACCTAGATTATTTACAAATATTTTTATACCTGTGGTACCAAGCTCTTTTGGGTTTTGATCCCCATCATTCAAGTTTATTTTGTATTTCTTAACAATATACGCAACATCACTATCGTCCAATTGCATGGATTTGGCCATGCCATCCCTAACAGCTTCTATTTTTGAGTTTTCAGTAGGGTCCACCTTATGCATATCCGGTAGTATATTTTGATGCACCGGTCTCCATGGAAAAGCTCCCATCCTATCAGACTGCTGCCTTTCACCGGACCTACCGTATAGTTTCTTCGCAGCATTAGAAAAAAATTCATACAATCTATCAAAATTACTTGTCATATGTTTATTTAGTCACAGAAGTTCCCATCCCTGTTCTTGCAGATCAACAATATCTGAAGACTCTCCTTGAGTGTTGTCAAAAACAATTGGAAGTGTGTCAAAATTACTGTTTGACTTAGCGTTCCTATACATAGAAAGGGGGTTTATAAACTCTTTAACCCCATAATCCATCTCTTCAAGTTTTAACGGTCTCTCATTGTCATCATACTGAGTTATGTTGAAATATTTCTCCGCAACCGAGGTTTCTAGAACTATCAAAGACCATATGAACGACATTACCCGATCGTCATGATAATCACCTTGTCTGGCTTTCCATGTACCGTTTGGGTATCGAACGAAATTTTTCAATTCATTGACCAATCTAATATCTCTAACAGTGACACATCTATTTTGAGACAACCAGTACCTCATGTTAACAATTCCTTTGTATTTTGTGTTTGTGTGAGCAACAACACCCAACCTTTGCGCGGTTCGTCCTTTGATCTCTGGCGCAAAGGTTACAATATTCTTATAACTAAATTCGTTTGCTAGATTGTCAACAACCTGCGCCCCACAGTTATTTCGTTCTATTGCTGCTAATGGATTACCCCAATGCTGCAAAATTTCAAACAATTTTTTTGTGAATAAATAGGGACTTATATTGTTATTCGCGTATGTAGCCACTTGTTGAATATTGGTCAGATCAGATATATCAAAAACCTGTATCACGCTATAGTCTAGACCGACACCTTCGCTAACATCAACACCAACAGTGTAAACTTTGTTTTCGTTTGGTTCTTCCCATAGTATGTAATGCTGATCATCGAACACAAACTCTGGCTCGGTGCAACTATTCTTCATTTTCTCATACAGCTCATCATCTATACTACTCTCTCCTGTTTGTAAAAATTGACATCCAAACTCTTGGTCAAAAGCCTCAACACTTCCTAAATTTTTAATTTGCTCTTCCTTCCAATCGTCAGTACGGCCAGGTACTTCCCACCAATCTATTCTTCCCGGTTCCCAACCGCTAGTTTGTTCAACAGCGCTGGTGTATAGTTTGTGAAAAAGGTTGTCTGTACCGTTCGGTGTACTGCTTATAAATATCTTACTCTTCTTGAAACTACTGATAATCGGATACACACTTTTCCAAAATTCGTTGACCAGATGATCATCGATGAACGCGAGCTCGTCCAGTATCAAGACATTACAACTCTGTCCCCTAGCAGCAGTACCAGTGGTGGTACTTATGCCTATGCTGGTACCATTGCCTAGAGTCATGCTGGTCTTACCATACTCAGTCACCCCTGGCTTCAACCAGTTGGGCAGCTCTTCATATGCCATCCGAATCCTTTTGAAAATCTCTATGGCAGTACCCTCTTTATTCGCTACAATTAAAATTCTTTGATCGTCATTGAAACAAGCGTTCCACAGAGCGTATATGGTCATCATGGTTGTTTTACCAACTTGCCTAGAGGCTAGTAATATGTAAAACCGATTGTCTCTCATCTGCCGAAGGGCTTTTTTCTGAAATGTATGCAAAGTGATTGGGTGTCTGCCTTTCTCACTTATAATGAAGAAAAAATGCTCCGCGAAATACAGTAGATTTTGTTGACTCTTTTTGAGATCATTCAACATCTCTTTGGTCCACTCGAATTCTGCATTTGGGGTGGGTAAATTTTCATTACCTAGATAGTATTCCCCTTTTTTATGTTGAGTCATTGTTATATTTACTTAGCCCACTGTGTAATTCCAAACAGAGTTTTTTTAATAAATATTAATATGGTAAACTCTGTTTCTGATAAAAATATAACTATTGTAATTAGAGGTGACCTCTTCCGCGGATGTTCAAAAACAAATCAGTCTAAAGCACTTGCATCTATAGTGAAACATGCAATTGATCCATTGAACATGCCCTCTGGTAATATAAACGTCGTCGCTATCGCTAATGAGCACGACGATCTAGAAGGTTATAAGAAAATTATTGGAGACATTTTTAAAGATTATAATTTTAATCTGTGGCCCCGGGGGCCATCTTCACAAGTGCATGGTTTTATAGATTGTTTTAATATAGTCAACAACCACTATGCTGGTTTATTTGAAAATATCCTAGGAGTTCTTGTTTTGCGATTGGATTTGTATTTCTTTTCGGATATAGATTATACAAGAATCTCGCCAGACAAAATATTGATGCAATGGAACTTACTAGGTTCAAAATCAACCGGTCATATGCCAGATCAAATACAATATATAGGGGGTAACTTGATTCATAATTTTATACATACAATTAATAATTCTAGAATAGACACTAGCTGGCCCGGTACTCTGCATAATATGTTTAACTATTGTACTAAACATTTCGGGTCTGATAAAATTAGCTATTTAAATTATTATGATGATCCAAAACCTAATTGGGATAACTGCCCGATTCGTGGGAACCCGGGCATACTAATGGGTAACCCGCTGTTTACATACACTAGATATTTACAAACCGGAGAAGGTATACCATACACAACAGAGTGGAAGTATTTCGGACATGACAATGAACTAGAAGTTGAACGTATACTCAAAGAACATAGGGAATGCTTAAAAAATAACATAAGAATAAATATTAAAAATGATACATCACAAACTTAAATTTCTTTATATTGAAATACCCAAAACCGGAACAACAACAATTTCAACCGCATTGAAAAGCGATTATGACCTCGCGACTTGGAGACACCGTACTTTCTTGCAATATCGTGACGAGTATCCAGTAAAAGCAAAAAAATATTTTAAATTTTCTTTCGTTCGAAACCCATGGGACAGGCTTGTATCTCAGTTCCACTTCAATAGAGGGAAATTTGGAATGGAAAATTATAGTTTTCGAGATCACGTCCAAGCATTTTACGATGATCGAGTCGTTGGAAGAGGTGGGGCTCACCTTGCATGGTTGGTTGATGAAAACAACAATATGGCTGTTGATTTCGTAGGAAGATTTGAAAACCTCCAAGAAGACTTCAATATAATCTGCGACAAAATTGGAATTCCACAACAAGAACTTCCACGTAAAAATGCTACAAAGCACAAACACTACACAGAATATTACGATGATGAAACTAAAGAGCTAGTCGCGAAAAAATACGCGGAAGATATTGAGTATTTCGGGTATGAATTTGGGGAGTGATAAGTGGATACTGATATAGAATTTATTGACAACGGAGTGAGTAAAACAATTGTTTCTTTTACCGGTCTCTCTCATGGAAACGGTGTACACGGTTTCAAAAAAGAGTTTATAGGGCTTTTAAAACAATTTGATTTCAATGTAATGTTCGTTGCAGACCGAGAATTGAGTTGGTATAACACTATTGATATTGATAAAATAAAATCAAAACTTAATAATCAAGAAGTCATAACTATAGGTAACAGCATGGGAGGTTATAATGCTATACAATTTGCCAATGATTTTAATGTAACAAAGGCAATTGCATTTGCAACACAATACTCTATCCATCAAGATATAGTTCCTGATGAAGAGAGGTGGGTAGATTATGCAGCGAAAATTAAGCAATGGAGCCACAAGCACTTAATGTTTAACGACACAACTGAGTACTTTATCTTCGGTGGTGATGAATTTGGAGAGACATATCATATGAATATGATTTCGCAACAAAAAAATATTCATAAGTTTATTATTACAGCTGGCCACAATGTTGCCTCGGTATTAAAAACTAAAGGAATACTATATCCAATTATCATGGACTCTATAACCAAAACACCACAGATTGTTGCGGAAAAATATGCTTTGAATGCTGATGCCGCCCCTGGAGCTCCAATCCGCATAGATGAATTTATAGGTATGAAAATGTTTGGATATGATTTTAATTAATGATACTATCACACAAACTTAAGTTCTTGTATATCGCTCCGGTCAAATGCGCAAGCTCGACTATGAGAACTGCTCTAAAGCCGTATGCAGATATAAGCTCTGATGACTATAATGATACACCCAATAGCTTCTATCATAACAACTGGCATGCCTCAGCAAAAGATTTAAAAATTCATTTTGAAGATATGGGATGGGACTGGGATACATATTTTAAATTTTCATTTGTAAGAAACCCATGGGCCCGGTTAGTGTCTGGATTCAATTATCAAAAAAAAGTGGTACATGAAAAAGAAAAATACGGAATCGACCATCTTTGTTATGAAAGATATAAAAAAAATACTGAACATAATTGTTTCAATCGATGGTTACGCCTAAAACAATTAATCCATCATACCGGTGCTGGGAGCACTTTGGTCGATGAGCATGATAATTTCATGATAGACTATATTGGTAAAGTGGAAAAACTTCAACAAGACTTTGATACTGTATGTGACCGGATTGGAATTTCAAGTCAACAACTACCTCACAAAAACAAAACAAACCACAAGCACTATACTGAATATTATGATGATGAATCACGAGAGTTGATCGCCACGCGATGCGCACGAGACATTGAAGCATTTGGTTACAAATTTGGGGAATAAAAAGTGAAGGTCTGTATAATAGGTTCAGGATATGAAACAAACAATAGAAATTACCGGGAAGTGTAAATACGGCTTGGGTCATAGTATTGACAATTGGCGAACCGCGGTTACAATTGCACATTATTATAAGAGACTATTATTACCGCCACTATTTGATTTAGCCGGTCGTCATAACAACGGTATCGCAATTATGAAATGCGATTTATCTGATTATTATAATTTTGAAGATATTCTACTAGATGGAAAACCGATTTTTTGCAAATCTCCCGGTCTAGACCATAAAACATTACGGCTTAACATCGACGTTTGGAGACGTGACCCTAAAATATGTAATATTTTTAAAAAACATGCTGATAAATGTAAAGTAGACTATCTTACCCACCACCCAACCAATATTGTATTGAAGCACGCTAAAAAGGTATCTAAAATTCTAGATAAATACAATTGCATACATATTCGAAAAACAGATTGCCCGTATAATAAATATATGACTCCGGGAAACATTATTAATCTAATGTATAAAAAATTCGATAAATCCTTACCGGTATATATCATGACAGACCATCCAGATCCTAGTTTCTTCAATTTTTTATTGAAGGACAATTGGAGCATTATATTTTATAAAGCATTTTCAGAGTTAGTTGATATTAAGAGTAAAGACAATTATATGCTATTTGCTATTGAGCAACAAATAATGCGAAGAGCATGTCATCAAATTGGTAAATACCATCTAATTGCACATGGGTGTGATGACTATAATAAAATAGTTAATTCAAATTAAAGAAACTTTTATTGGGATTTTTTCCAGCAAAAGCCTAAATAACCATATGACACGTGTTAATACATTGAATGATATATCGGAAATTTACGCCAGCTCTGTTATAAATGAGTCTGCACACAAGCCTGACAACAACAACAAAGTAGGCAAACAAGCACCTGGTGATGAGTTAGAAAAAGAATCTAAAGTACAGGGTGGAGTTGAAAAAAAGTCCGATCCTAGCAAGGTGGATGGTGTAGAGAAACCAGTTGATGAAGGAAATTCAGAAAAAAAAGATCAAGAAAATGAATATACCGCCGGGAAAACATACCACGAGGATATAAATAAAAGTGTACAACCAGTTAACACAATGAAAAACAAATCAATTTTTGACAAATTATATGAAGACGTCCTAGGCGGAGATGATGATATGGAGATGGATCTTGACATGGATTCTGAACTCGGGGACGAAGGTGAAGATGATGGCGAGATGGGTGAAGATGAAATCACTGTCACACTTCCACGAGACGTTGCACAACAGTTGTGTGATATGCTCAAAGATCAGCTAGGTGAAGACGAAGGTGAAGAAGACTTCGAAGACATTGAGGATGATCTTGGAGACTCAAGCGAAGACGAAGACGGGAGCATTTTTCAAGAAGGCCCAGAGCAACAAACAGTAGGAGACGCAGGACCATCCGGAGGAGACATCGATAAAGGCGGGCTCAAAGGAAAGAACAACAAGGTCAAGGG